CTTCTTTTACAGCCTTAGCCGTCCACGCGCCGATTACTCGACCGTAGGGTGGATTGCAGTAGGTAGACTTCCCCCACTGCATCTCCAGCCCACTGCGACCGTCCCTGAACCCGTAAAGGGGACACGGATCAAAGTCAAACTGAAACTCTTGGTCAAGCTCTTTGTACAACCATTCCGGCGTGGCCCAGTCAACTGACTGTGACATGAAGTGAACGCTGAGGCTCATTCGCCCAACGACAGCAGGACACCGGCAATCTCGGCGTCGGTCAGTTCATACAACTTGTTGATTGGCTTGCCGAGAATTTTCTCGACGGCTTCCTTGCCCTTGATCGGCTCACCGTACTTGGCGGCGAGACGCTCGCGCAGTTGGGTGGTAAGGTCACGGGTTTCCTGCGGCTCTGGCTTCTTTGCCGAGTACCCGTGGTTCTTCAGGCTCTGCACCTTGCTGCGGCTAGCGGCGTTGCCATCGTCGTCGTCGTCGGCCACCAGTCCGAGGATAGCCATGTACGCATAGCGCCGGGCATAGGTGACTGCCGAACCCTGACCCTGCGGATCCTGCTTGGGCAGGTGCAGAACCATCTGGTTCTCAAGGTACTGACCCGACTTGTGCAGAAGGGTAGTGGTCAAGGTATCCACGAGGTGTCCGTCACCGCTCACGTCAAACGAGATGGACTGGGTTACGGCAAGGCCGTGCTTCGCCAAGACAGGGCTGGCCGAGGCCACCACGTCAGGCAAGGCTGCGTACTTGCTCTTGAAGAAGGGGTTGTTGCTCCCCTTCGGGACTGCCGAAAACTCGGCCTGTGCTGCTACGAGGGCTGATGCCAACTCGTTGATTTCCTGGGACTTTCCCATTATTGGTTTTCCTTTCCTGTTGCTGATACAGAATCAATGATACGCACCTGACCGCCGCCGTCCTGTTCGCAGACGGTACGGAAGGCGCAGTAGTCGCACTGCCAGAACTTCTTGATGTTGGGGTTCAGGGCAAGCACGTCACCGTTGTCGTCGAGAGCGAAGCGGTCGGCCAAGTAGCCTTGATCCAGCACGGAAGCGATGCTCTCCATGCGAGCCAGTTCCTGCTTAGCCACCCATTCCCACTCACTACGAGGAACGTAAAACTCTGCCAAGAAACGGTTGGTGCCGTCGACGCCCATGTTCGCGGCCTTGTTCTTGGACAGCGCCTCAAAGGTGATGGACCCCATGACCAGCCACTCGATACGAATGTCGGGGTTTTCCTGCTCAATGCCCAGAGCGTTGATGCCAGCCTGTGCGACAGCCTTCATTGCTGGGCCTTCACCCTCGCTCTGCGTGCCACGCATACGGTTCCAGCCGACCTGCTTGTCGAACGAGTAGGTGCCCATGGTCTTGAGTTCGTAGAGAACGTGCGTTCCCTGCGACAAGTCCACGTCACTCGCAAACGATGCGAAGTCAGACACCGGGATAAGCGCGTCACACGAACCAGACACGGCACCAAGCTGCGAGGCAACCTCGAACTGCGCCGAGGGGAACTTGCGACTGATGGAGTCCTGCAACTTTTCGTGAATAATGGTGCCCAGTCCGGTAGCCCAGGCTCCGGCTTCGTCCATTGGCTCGGTTGGCTCAACGCCCAGACCAGCGTATCCCTGCTGGCGAGCGCAACCAAACGCTGATGAATAACGCAGAGGTGTGCCCTTTGCGGTCGGCTTTGGTGTTGCCGACAGAACGTGCAACTCTTCAACGAGCGCACTTGTGATCAACGGAGTTTCCGTTTTGTACATACTCAGCCCCTTTCAGAAGGTGATGTTGATACGGTACAGCATGGGTGTTACATAGTCAAACAACATTTACATTTTTTGTGATTGCAGATACAACGTTACGAACACGCTCGGCATAGCCGGGGTCGTTGATGGTTACTTCAGTGAAACTAAGTGCCACCATCATCGTTGAGTATTCCTCAGCGGTCAGTTCAATCTGAAACTTCATTGCTCTCCTTTCTTAGTCTGCGACGATCGTTCTGCGTAAGCCCGCCGTAGATGCCTACGGTTATGCCAAAGCTCAGTGCGTACTCTACACACTCGGCCTTCACCGGGCAAGTGTTGCAGTACGAGAGTGCCAACTCTTTCTTCACGGGGTCAAAAGGCCCGCGTCCGCTTGGCATAAAAATATCCGTGTCTACGCCACGGCAACTTGCTTTTTCCATCCAACTTCTTTTTTGCATGGCACCGAAGATACAACCTTCGGCAAGTCGAGTCAAATACTGATGTTGTATTTCTTTTTCAGAAAGGCATCCAGCCGTACACCTTCATAGCGACGGCAAAGGTAATCAAGAGAAATGAACATAGGGCAGTACGAGCCGCCTTCGACTTCGTGCTTGACGACGATGCCTCGGAAGTGCGCGTTGCCCTGCGGCCCCTTGTAGTCCTCATCGTGTAGATAGCACGCTCCCGCAACCAGTCCGTGTTGCGACTTGCCTGCGACAAACCGGAGGCCATACGCGAGAGTCTGCTGGTGCCCCATCGAGAAGGAGTGTCCGATGGTTTTGAGTCGTGCTTCAACGGTGCCTCCGAAGGGTCGGCCATTCATAGGGTTGTAGAAATAGTGCGAGTAGGCCACACCGTCGAGCCAGAGAATGTCCAAGAACGGTACTGGCGTCCAGCCCAGAGCCACGTCATTGAACTGCCAGTCTCCGACTACACCCTCTAGCTGAGCGTCGGCAGACACTGCGCGGTTGATACGATCCTCGTGGTTGCCACGCAGGATGTAGCGTTCCGGCTTCCAGCTCGCGTGCTTGGTGGCCTTGCGGGTTTTGTTGAGGTCGGTCAATGCTTGATTCAGCACAACAAACGCTTCGTTCCCTGCCTCAATGTCGGCTAGGTAGCGTCGGCCTTCCATCGCCTTCTTGCCCTTATCGTAGGACGAGAGCGACGGCATATCCCAGTGGTCGCCCAAGTGGATAATCTTGATAGGCTGGTCTTTGAAGTGGTCTACTATATATTGACCAATCCAACGAAGATGGTCGGTGGGGGCACCAGGCTTGGCCTGAGTGTCGGGAATTACCAGGTGGGTAGAGGGGATAGGTAGTGCCACAGCAAGACCTCCTTGGTCCTGCTTATCTTACCATTACACCGCTGGTTTTACAACGCTTTTTGTACAAACCTGTGCAATTTCTGCGGGCGTACAGGTGTAAACATCATTGAGTTGCATCAACGGTTCATAGCCTGCGAACCACAGCGACGCCGCCGCCAGCCCTGAACAAATCCAAGTGCTTCCCTTACGCAGACAGATGGCATCGGGGAGCCACATATCAAACGCCGCCGAGAAGATAGACAGCCACGAATACTTGTCGCCCACCTGAGCGCGAGCGAACTTCAGAAGCTTGCTACGGTCGGCCTCAATGGGCAAAGGGATGACCTTGTATCGGCCACCGGGGGCAACCGAGTCCAGCTTCTTGTCGTTGGTTACTCCGGACGCTTCGGCCTGAATAACGAACCAGTCACCATCAGGTGCGAGTCTATCGAGAATGGCAATGTGGTTCCACTCTGCGAATTCGCTGTTTTGCAGTCGACGCTCAGCGACCCTAATGGCACGTCCGAGTATTCCTGTTGAGTGACAAAGTACCAAGTCACCGGGCTTCATTCGCTTCCCCTTCATGATAGGCTTCCAAATCTTCTTCCACCTTCGCGATCAAGTCCTTGAGTTCGGCAAACTGGTGAGTCTCCATTGCCAGAATCTTACGAATAACTTTAGCGTCAGCCTTGGTCTGCTGGTACATGGCAATGCCTACGACCAGTTCAATCAGCACCGCCATGTACGAAGCCGTGTAGTTCCACCACTCCAGTACACCCGCCGTATTGATGCCCCAGCAAACCACCGTAGCAAGAGTCACGGCGCCCACAAACTCCCAGCGACGAATCGCGTTCTGTGCTGTCCAAGAGAGGTGTTCTCCTAACGTGATGTTCTCACCCGTAATCGGGTGCTTCCAACGCTTCATTACAATCCTTCGTGTGCGCCTAGGTGCCGGGCAAGTTCCAGTTTTACTTCGTCTAGGCTGCGCTCAATGCGGTCAATGGCATCACGCATAGATGAGCCGTGATTGGGTCGCAGCTCTGCCTGTAGTTCGTGCAGGCGTTCTGTGACCGAGCGGGCAAGAGCGTTGTGGACTACACGCCAGACACCGACAACTGCGCCTGCCACCACAACGATTGCTTCGGTGATGTACCAGAAGTTCGCTGAGGTGAATACCGACGCCATCATGACTGCGGAAGGCGTGGCGTGCCTTGGGTGTTGAAGCGAAGGTAACGCTGGGGCTGGCGTCCGTCCTGCGAGACACGAACGAACGAAGGGTCGCCCTGCTGTCCCATGCTGACGGTCAGTGGGTCTGGGCCTGCCTCCACGACAAGGGCCGTGTGCCAGCCCACGCCGGGGCCGTAGACGATGGCGTCGCCAGGCTGAACCTGAGCGAGCGAAATCTCGGT